TGTGGAATGTATTGCGTAGGTATTTGGTTTTTCATCAAATACGATACTTGCGTATGCGCTAGTGGGCTTTTAATCTCTAAGCCTTTGACTAACTCGCCATCGGCAAAAATAAGACCATCAGGCGAACATGAATAGTCACCGTTTTGAATCATTGCCACTTGCGTAACGTCTACGCCCTTCGCCATTTCGTACCAACTCCGAGCGTCAATCTCTATCTCATGCCCTCGCTCCATCGCGGCGCTGGTATAGCCGCTTTCTACGGGCTTCCCCATGACGCGCTCTGCTATCAGTCGGTTGATGTAATTCTCAACTTTCGCGCCTGTGGCTGGTTTGCCTGTGGGCGTGAATATCTCACCAGCACTTGAGGCAGAGATTAAGCCGGAGCGTAAAACGTGCCATTCTGGACTGCCTTGCTCACATTGATCGTGGATAATCATTTAGATCGCCTCGCTTCCAGTGAGTTATCAATCTGCTTTTTAACGCTGTCGTAATTCTTTGCGCTAATTTGGCTTAAATCGCTAACCTTTGCCCACTTGAAAAAGCTGGACTTAAAGCCCTTAAACTCGCCTTCACAGTCTGAAAGCATTTCGTCTAGTTTAGCTATTTGGCTTTGATCTAAACCCTGGAATGGCAAGCGACCGTCCATATCTTCGTCGGCTGTGGTTAATCCGAGCGCACCGATCAGCGTATAGCGTTGTAAGTAGGTAACGGTAGAGCCTACAGCTTGAACGGAATTTTTAGATCCGCTCGTGTCGGGGTCGGCTGTCATTGATGTTCGCTCGCTATGCCCTTCAATGTGAGAAAGAACACAGGTTACCTGTATGCCTTCTTGGTGATTTTGCTCAAAGCGATACGATAAACCGCAACGCTGCAACAAGCCTTTAATCTGCTCTACAATGTCGGACAGTGGCGTGTATCTGTAGTTATGCCCTTCCTTCGTCTTATTGATGCGCGGCACTTCGGATTGAAACTTAGTGATAGCCATTAGATAAGCAGATTTAGCTTGTTTGGCTTCATAGTTTGCCTGTAGAGCCATTAGTTTTTCTAATTGGTCAACGTCTGCCCCTTTGCTTACTGCAAGCTCTAGCAGATTGCTGGGCGTGGTAATAACAGCATCTTGTTTTTCAACTAATTGACTCATCTTAAATCGCTCCTAAAGTTAGCAAAGCCAAGCCAAGCGCAAGTCCGGCTAATATGTCCGGGCCGTTTAACATTATCCATCGCTTTAAGTAGAAAAGCCTAGACTCCAGGCTGTATTTAGTTCTGAGTTTCAGGCTCATTTGCTTTCGTTTAGTGAATGTCATCATTGTTTACTCCAAGTAATGCTGCGGTTAATCTTTTCTGCCTGGCGTATCTCGTAGCCTTCACTAAAGGTCTAACCGCTTCGCCGTGAGCGGCTTGTTTTGCGCTCTTTAATGATCGAAAAACTGGCACTTCGTCGGCTAAGTAATCACTATTGATATGCCAGTTGTTAACATACGAATTATCAAAATCGCGGTAAAAATCTCGCTGTAGTTCTTCATGGTTCATAGCTCTGTCACCTTCTCTATTACTAAATCCATTCGAGCGCACCAATCGGCTTTACGCTCACCTCTAAGGCTTTCTAGCCAGAGAACTTTTAAGTTCATCATGTCGCCTATTGACGCATCACCTAGCATGGCTAATATGTCGTCTCGGCCGTAGTTTTCGATATTGTCGGCAGCTCTAAAACCTTAGCTCTATACGCTTCGTGTGCGGCTTCGGCCTCGTCATTCTGATCGATTAACTCTAGGAACTCGTTGCCGTCTTTTAGGCTTTTTTGTGCTTGATTCATTCTCATGCTCCTAATTAAATGGCATCTCTGACCAAACCGACCTTTGCTTAACAGTTAATCCAGACATAACACGTGGAGTGAGCGGCAGACCTTCCTTAACTAGATACCCAACAGCCCACTCTTTAGTCAGGTGAGAAGGCCAGCCAGCCTTGTGAGCATTGATCGCCGATCTGATAATTGATCGCGCGTCTACGTGTTTTCGGTTAGGCCAAACCTTTTTCTCGCGGCGCATGGTTTTCATGATGCGCTCGACTTTAGGGCTGTAAACCGTTTTTATAATGAAGTGCATCCTTTCAACCAACTCAGCATTGTATGAGTCTGATTTCTGCACGTTAATTATTGGGCAGCAAGGAACATAATTATCGTGATGCCATGCTCCACCAGCAGCGTCAGGCATAACGTGGTCGATGTGAAAGTTTTTAGGATCAAGCGTTCGCCCACTGTAAAAACACTTTCCTTTGTGCGCTTTAAATATTGCTTTTCTTAGTTTTGGGTCAGTTGTAGCCATTCTCATGCTCCTAATTAAATTAATGCGGCTTTCTTGCATCCTAGAGCCGCGCTAGGCAATCAACGACCTTGCAAGTAGGTCAGGGGTGTTAGTAAAGTTCTGGATATGCTTGTCTCATTCCCTTTGCAGCAAAGCCTCTTAAAAAGGACTCAATATCGCCGCCTTGATCTTTAACTAGCTTGTTTGCTAAATCTAAAAGCATTGATGATGCTTTAACTTGTTTCAGGCAATGTTCAAAGATTTTGTTTTGTTCTTGAGCAGTCATGGTGTATCTCCGTTGTTGGTGTATTGCTTCGATGGGTTCATGTTCGCACAAACTTTATATAATGTAAAGTATATTTAAAATAAATCTTTTTGCTCAGTGTCAGTAAACCTTGTATCTGACTCTGATAGGTTGATAACAGCCTGAGCATAGTATGAGTCTTTTAGTTCTATACCTATAGCTTTACGGCCTAGTGATACAGGCGAATAAACCTCACTACCAACGCCCATGAATGGAGTTAATACCACCTCACCCGCATTCGAGTAGAGTTCAACAATTCGGTCAATAACGTCTAACTGTAGCGGATGTACGTGCTTTTCGTCCTCTTCGGTCTTGGCTTCTCGGAACGGTAAAACATTATCTATTCTAATATCATCCCAAACAGACGAGGCGTAACGCTGCCAAACGTAATGACTCAGCTTGTTTGACTTAGGGTCTTTATGGTCAATGAATTTTTCGTTTAAGTATTCCCATAATTCGGAGTCGTTAAACTTAGTCTCGTTCGCATTGTTGAATGCTTGCGTGATGTTTGGTAGTACCGGAGTAGCTCCGAAGTATCTTTTAAGACCTTCGGGGTTAGTTACAGGCACTTCGTTTTCGCCTTTGCGCGTAAAGATAAGCATATAATCGGGCATAGCTGTAAAGCACTTTGTGGAGTCCTCAACTATAAATTTGTGCATTAAGGATTGAACCATTGTTCTCATTCGCACCTTCAAAGGCTCTTTCCATATTGTGATTCGGTTTCTATACTCAAAACCATGCTTTTGATGGAGTCTAATTATTTCGTGCGGAAAATCCCAAAGCCTACAAGTATTGTCGAATACGTCGGTACAGTGGACGGCGGTTATTCTGCCAGGCTTTGTCACTCTCGCTATTTCGCCTATCAGAAAATCATACTGATCTAAAAACTGCTCTTTATTTTCGCAGTTTGAAAAATCTCGCTCAGATGATGAATAGTTGTACAGCCCTGCGAACGGTGGCGAATATACAGATAGGTCTATTGATTTGCTTGGCAGGCTTGGCAGTATCTCCATGCAGTCTGAGTTGTAGATCGAGTAGTTATCTTCGTGTAGCTCTTGTTTAGTTATCATTATAAAAACCTCGGTAAGTTTGCTGATTGTTTAAATTCTCTATTCGCTTCGATGTATTGCGCGTTTACGTTTGCCACTAGATTTAGGTATAACTCTTGCGCCTTTTTTGTCTTTTCGTCAATCGCTTGTATAACCCTGCTTTGACCATCACTGATAATCAGATCCAGCTGTACGTCGTTTTTTTGACCAAATCGCCAGAACCGTCTTATGGCTTGATAATATTGCTCGTATGAGAATGTAGGAAAGAATGTGGTATGATTACAGTGCTGCCAATTCAAACCCATTCCAGTCATTCTAGCTTTAGTTATTATTCTAGGTATTTCGCCTCGCGCAAAGTTCACAAGTATATCCTCTTTCTTTTCGATAGACATTGAGCCTAGTATCTCTACAGCATCGCTGTCTAGTGAGGATAGCAATGCGCTTTCTTCGTTTAAATTACACCAATAAACCGACGTCTTGCCTTGTGCTAGATCGGCGGCCAGCTCGCACCTTTGATTAACAGTTTGTTTTTGCTCTAACCTTACTTCGCTCATTGATTTTGCGATAGGCGTAAAAATCTGCACTTGTCCGTTAATGTCAATCATTGATTGATTTTCTACGGTGTGAACGGTTTTATTTAGGTTAGGCAGTTGATACCGCGTATCGTCAAAGTCGCCCAAGTCGCTAGGCTTTTTAAACATCAAGGCCCAAGAGTTGACCCATGCGAAAAAGTCTCTTTCGGCGTGTGGCTTTAGGTAATACTTTTCTCCTATGTTTTGCGTAGAGTCTGCCGAGTTTTGATTGTTCTTAAAGAACTTTCCAAGCATATCCATATAACCCATATAACCTAGAGCCTCTGAGCTAGTGCCTAGTTCTATAAAATCGTTAGGGCTTGGCGTTGCAGTAGACAAAAAGCGATAAGGCACTTTCTTAATAAATGCGGTTATGGAGTTTTTGATCTGACCGTTAAAGTTTTTTAAAATTGATGATTCGTCTAAAATCACGCAGATAAAGTCGCTGGGGTCTAATAAATGCAATCGCT